GGTCTTTTTTTAATATGGGTATTTTTAGAGTATATAAATTGGAAGTTTATTATTTTAATTTATATTAAACGAAAATAATATTTGAATTACTTGTTAATTAATAAATTAATTTGTTCCTTTGTAACAGGCAATTGCCTTCATGGTGTGAAGTTGCACCATACCCACTTTTAGAACGTGATCACTGTGGAGGCAATTGCTGTATTATAACGGCGGTTGCCTTTATTGTTGTATATGAGACACTGGTTTAAGATACCTTCTTTAAAGAAGTCAAATAAGGATATGTATGATGAAGCCACCTATCATGGTAAGGATGATGGGGGTAATTTTATTTATGTACCTAAATGGGTAGAGAGCCTGTTTCCTGGCAATAAAGGAAATATAGATTACGATATGTCTACTGTTGAGGGGAAAGCAAGAGCCTTGCATGAATGTTGGCCGTTTGCAATGGTTCTAGATCATTGCGGAAGAATGATTCAGAACGGAAGATATTACGTGACAGATATGAACGGGAATGAAAAGAGGAGTTTTAAAGATATTGTGACTCTCTTAAATCGTCCAAATATAATACAGAGTGGGCGTTCCTTTATAAAACAGGTTGAGATATCCTTAAAATGTTTCGGATTTTGCCCTATTTATACATTGAGAGCTTTAAAATCCGACCTGCCTAAATCCATGATGGTAATACCTCCCGAATTATTTTATATGGAATCATTCGGTAAAGACCCATTTACTCAGACAGAACTTTCTTCAATTGCTAAAAGGGTATATATACGTTGGGGAGATGTAAATATAGAGCTTGGGGATGAGGAATATTTTGTCATATACGATTCAATAATGGATATTCCAAGCAATAATGGAGGGAAAATTGCCTTCCATTCCCCTGTAGACGCATTATCTTCGCATACGCGAAACTATATGGCTCAACTGATAGGGAGAGGAAATCTTATAGTTAATGGAGGTCCAAAAGGGATATTGTACGGGAATGATACGACTGATGTAGGGAATGCCGCCATTACTCCGTCTGAATCCCAAAAATTGCAGAATGATTTTAAAAGGAAATATGGCATAGTGCATAAGTTGTATGAAATCATGGTGACTCCTAAGAAACTGGGATGGATTACATTAGGATCAAATACGGAACAATTGAAGCTTCATGAGGAAGATAAGGCGTGTTTGGAGGCGATAGCTCAGACCATAGGTTTTGACGCCAATCTGATTATACAAGGAAGTACTTATGATAACTCTTCTCAGGCAAAGAAAGCGGCATATCAGGATCTTATTATTCCTGACAGTGAATGTATAACAGAGGCTTTGACTAATGCTATATGTAAGGACAGAGCAATAATCAAAATGGACTTTACTCATGTCGCTTGTCTTCAAAAGGACATGAAAGAGTTGGCGGATGCCTTGTCTACAGCCTCTAATGCTATAGCTTCATTGTATAACAACCGGCTGATTACTTTTGAGGAGGCAAGAACTGAGATGTCTAATTTTACAGATATTGATCCGGATAACCCAAAAGGGGAATTTAAAATAGAAATAAATAATGATGGAGACAAGCAAATACAAGGACAGGCTGGGGAAGCAGTATAAATCCTTATCTTTTTATGCAAAGGAGATACAATATGATTCTGGCAGCAGAACTATCAGTGGTTATGCCGCAATTTTCAATAACATTGATAAGTTCGGTGATATGCTCTTGAAAGGATGTTTCTCAAAAAGTATACAGGAGAGAGGTCCGGAAAGTTCTGCTAATGATAAGATTATCATGTTGTGGATGCATGACATGCATGAACCTATAGGACGCATTACGCTTCTGCAAGAAGATGAGAAAGGGCTTTACTTTGAAGCGTCTATTGATGATGTGGAAAGAGGGAATCAAGCGTTGAAACAGCTTGAAAGTGGAACTTTGAACCAGTTCTCTATAGGTTATAGTTATGTATGGGAAAAATGTGAATATGATAGGGAACGTGACTGTTTGGTTGTAAAGGAAGTCATTCTATATGAGATATCCGTAGTGTCCATAGGATGTAACGGGGAAACTGAATATCTTGGTCTGAAATCGGCAGAAGAATATGAAAGTGCGTTGGAATCACTTCCGGTTGAAATAAGTGATGTATGTAAAGGACTTCCAATAAGGAAGAGAGAGGAAGTTCAAACGTTAATAAGAAAAGCGATGTCACTCGCTCGATACAAGCCGGCAGGCAAGCCACTTGATGAAGAGGGAGCCGATAAAAAAATAAAAATATTTACAAAACCTTTAAAACTTAAAGAAGTATGAAATTTGACTTTTTAAGCAAAATTGATTTGTCGGGAATGGATGAGGTTTCCGTGAAGTCATTACAGGCGTTGCAGGACGCAATAAACGCTACTGTAGGTGATTTCATGAACGATACTATCGACAAAAAAACTTTTGAGGATAAATTAAATGAGGTTACTCAAAAGATAGACTCCGAAAAGGAATTGGAAACAGTGCGTAAGGAACTTGGTGAGATGAAAGAGATAATTGTTCGCATGAAGGGTGCAATGCATAAGAATGAAGATGGGGAAACGGTTTTCAAATCTGTAGACCAGCAGATTGAAGAGCAATTGAAGGATTTCATTACTGTAGGCAAACATGGAGAGAAATCCGTGGACTTGAAAACAGCTTGTAAGCAGTCTCCTGGATTCAAGAAAAGCCTTACACTTGTTATGAGCAAAAAGGATGTTGAGCCCTTGAAGAGTACAGGTGTGGCACCACATTATAACATGACAATTGATAGTCAGTTATCTGTTGATCCGCGTTCTCAGACTGTAATCCGTAAATTTGCCAATGTGGCAGCAATATCTACACGATCATTAACTTATGCGGAGTTCAATCCGGGTGAAGAAGAAGCCGAATGGGTTCCAGAAGGCGGTCTTAAGCCTATGATGAGCGGTACATTGTCAGAAGTTACTATCAATGCTGGCAAAGTGGCTCTTGGCACAAAAGTAACCGAAGAAACATTATCTGATTTGCCTCAGTTGGTTGCGGAGGTTAGGGCTGAGATTATCAATCGTATTGGTTTGAAAGAAGAAGAAGGTATTCTGTCTGGTACTGGTTCTGGTGGTCAGATTAAAGGGATTGGGAGTGATATACCTACATTCTCCTTGACAACTCTGAAAGTAGATAAGCCCAACACTTATGATGTTATTGTTGGTATGTATACACAGATTGTGTCAATGTCCAATATGGCTTATCGCCCAAACCTTGTGCTCATGCATCCTCTTGACTATGCACAAATGCAGTTGACTAAGGATGTTAATGGGCAATATCTTCGTCCTTTCCGTATTGGTGATGAACTGATTCAAGGTCTGAGAGTGGAAACCAGCACTGCGATCAAACAAGGTGATATTTGGGTTGGAGATTTTAACTATCTTAACATCCGTGATGTATGGGTCCTTACCATTACACTTGGGTGGGAAAATGATGATTTCACTAAAAATATGGTGACTATCCTTGGTGAGAAACGATTGATGGTTTATATCAAAAAACAATATAAAACAGCTTTTGTCAAGGATAAGATTGCAACCGTTATTGAAGCTATAACCCCCGTCACTGTCGGCGGATAAATTTATATATGCTATGAAGGTAAATTTGACTAAAACTTATGAGGTTGAGTTCGCAAAGGACGGAGCTTCTTATAAAAAAGGTGATAAGGTAAGTGTTAATATGTTACTTGCAGCTAAGTTCTTCCAAGATGGGCGTGTTGCCACCGTTCCTACGGAATTGATAGAGGACGCTAAGAAAATCGGTGCTGAAGACTTGTTCAATAAAAAGAAGAACCTCAAAGATATTGTGTAATGTTAGTGGATTATACTTTTTTTCAAGGAGGTATTCTTGATATTGAGGGTGCTGTATTGAATATACATACTCCCTCTGAGACTAATAAGGCGATAGTTGCCAGCCTTCAAGGCTTTGTAATGCAATATGAGTCGGAATATCTGGGAAAACTCCTTGGAGAGAAGTTGTATGAGGAATTCTCATCATATATTGCCAACGAAAGGAAAACGAAGGAAAAAAGATGGGATGATCTTATAGCGCGTCTTGTCGTGAGATATAGTGATGGTGATAGTGAGGTTTCCAAATCCCCTATTGCCAACTATATATATTTTCATTATTTGAGACATAATCATGCACAGGCAACTATTACAGGTGTGAAGGCTGACGAAGATGACGGCCGTCTTGTAAGTCCAGAAAGGAAAATGATATTCGCATGGAATGACATGGTAAGAATGAATATCAGACTTGTGAGGTGGCTTAAATCAAATAAAGCGGACTATCCGGATATCGCCACCGATTTCGAATTGTTGGAAACAATTAATTCTCTTGGAATATGATAATCGATATAATATCAGATGTATGTGCTTCCTTGTCAAAAAGAATGGATCAACAGATAAATTACATATATGGTGACAGTTCTTATATAAGGGAAACACTTCTTCTTCTTGGGAAAAGCAGGGTGACAGCATTGGGAAAATTCCCAATGATAGGGCTGTATGTTCCCTTAGACGAGGAAAGGGATAGTGAGGATTATTTTTGTAAGGCATCTGTAAACATAATAATCGCTACCAATACATTGGAAAAGTATACAAATGAACAACGTCGTGAGATATCTTTTGAAGGTATTCTTCGACCTTTGTATTACGGATTCATAGAAGAGTTAAAAAAATGTGATAAATTTGATTTCGGTTACTCCGGTATTGTAAGCCATACATATTCAGAAAATTATAGTTTTGGAAGACGTGGTGCTGTTGATGTTGACGGTAAGGAAGTTGGCGAAAAGATAGATGCTATTGAAATAAAGAATTTGGATTTAACAGTTAAAAATCAGAATTGTTATGCGAACAGATATTAGAGAGTGTGGCAGCACGTCCGGATTTAATACTGGAATGAATTACTGCCCCCTGCAACCGGACAAGGTAGCAGGTGTTATATTGGTCATTCATGGCAAAAAACTGCCAAAGGAACTGACTGCTGATGCTTTGGAAGAGGCTTGCCATGCTGATTATCCGGACAGAATTTATCCTATTACAGGATTTTCGGAATATGCGGTAAGCGGTGGTGAACCCAATACATCGGAAAATGGTTATGCCGGTTCGGAAATAACGGGCTATTCGGCAAGGACGGATACATTCACGTTGCGTAAGTTTAATCTAGCTTTACAAGCTAATCTTGTAGCCAACAAGGATACATTGTTTGATATGTATGTTTTTGACAAGAATAATGTTATCTACGGAGAGGATGACGGAACAGACGAGCTTGCAGGATTCGATTTGTCAGGGGTTTACCCTACAGGGCAGACTTATGACTCAAGCGGACAAAAGGCTTATCTTGCGTTTAATGCAATGTATTCCGATACGGAGAAGATGATGAAAAACATGTCTGTAAAACAATCGGGTGTAAATTTGGAAAATGTTCTCAAGGGATTGAATTATGTTGAATTTGTGAAAATGACATCTCCTGAGAATACATATAAACTCGTGGATCACTATGACCGCACAGACCTTACTGCATATTATGGCGCTGTATTGTCTGAGAAGGCTTCAACAGTCGTTTCTGGTGCGTCAGCACTGGAATACAGTAACGGTGTGCTTACAGCGACAGGAGGTGTACCGGTGCTTAAATCTCCTTCTATTTTACAGGCTAATGGGGTCATTGGGATTGAACAATGGGTACAATGAGAATTAATGGAGTCACATTTATAGAGTCCGAGGTGGCCAAACTTTCATTGGATGAGTTTGTCGCTCAGAATATAGATGTATTCTGGAAGGACATTTCTAGAGAAAGGCGGAAATCAAGGCTGGTTTCCGTATATAATAGAATTATCAATAACAGTAATTTAGGAGGCGGGGGAGATTGATCCCCCGTTTTTGCTATGACATTGGAGGAATACGCGAGATGTTGGAAGAAATTGGCTGATGGCATTCAGCCAATGATAAGGGATAAGATGGAAAAGGATGCTCCTCAGTTTGAGGAATATGTACGAGAACAGCTATATAGTGGTGTTGATGGAGATGAAAATCCTTTGATCCCTGGATATACTGAGGACCCATACTTTAAAAAAACTTATGGAGAGCATTGGAAGAAAAACGCCGAACGCTATAAAAATTGGAAGACAAAGATACAGAAACCGAAACCTTCATATCTGGGTTTTTCTGCAAGAGGGAACAATACTCCAAACCTTATCATACGTGGAGATTTTTATAGTTCCATCACGGCAATACCAATATCAAATGGTATAAGGATTGCCAGCTATGGCGTTTCTTTTGGTTCTGATATTGAGAAGAAATATGGCTATAAAATTTTCAAGGTAAGCTCCAAAGCAAGGAGGCATTATGTTACGTACAGGCTTATGCCCTCTATTGAGAAATTTATAAGGAGGTGCGAACTATGAAAAACTGCTTGTGCCAAGGAAATAAGTCAATGAGGGAGATGGAACATATGCGTTCAATCGCAGAGAAGGCTGCTGTTATGGATGAATGTGTTTATATATTATACAAGGTTGGAGATGTGTATAAATTCTGTCGTGAAGGTGAAAACTGGTCAGGCGAGTTTATTGAATTCATATTTCCGTGAAATGATAGCGGACATCCGGAAGGATTACCGCTATCTATGTAAAGGACGGATCTACAAAAGATCGTTTTCTCCTTTTTCAATATTGGCTCTTATTTGCCTTAGAAGCAAGAATGATCCTTCCATCTTGTAATTTCCTAAATTTTGTTTCGCCTGCATGATGCAGCTTTCGATAGTGAGGACTAAATCTGGAGTGAACGCAGATTTGTTAATTTGCATTGTTTTGGGAAGTTGGTTAGCATGATCATTAAACCATGCAATCATTTCATTCAATTCTTCCTCTGTGTAACTTTGTTTTTTTTCAGCCATATTATATTCCCATGATTAATGATGCTTATATCTAAAAACAGTTCGTTTGTTACAAATGTTTTGTGCAAAAAAAGACATTTATTTTTTTATTGAAAAACAAAACTATCAATTATGTTATAATTTAGATTTTGTCTAAATTGCGAATGTGATATTTAATAATTGCGTTACTATATATTACTATGCGTTACTTAGTATTACTATTAATTGATATTGTCTTTTGTTTAATATTCATACCATTGTATAAGATAAAAACATCATTTACCTTTGTATCTGTAACAAGTGCAAAGCGTTACTTGATGTTGATTAAATATTCTCCTATTGGAGTTTATATATGACTGTTCCGTAGTAGCTTGCACCTATTACGGAACTTTCTTTTTATACGATTCCAAGCGTGGATAGTATAAGGGAGGAAAGCAGGAGTGAATAATGGCACAATGAGGTTCGATTCCCCACCTGCTACAATCAGTCAAAATAAATCCCCGAAGGCGGAAGTGACTGAGCCGCCAACGGGGAACAATATTAATCTTATATCGCAAAGATATGGAAAATTTTAATAAGTTAGTACCTATTGATGGGGAAAATGGCGAAAAAAGAACAATAAGTTCACTGCAAATTGCAGAAATTACAGGTAAGGCATATTGTGGCGTGTTGAAAGTCATTAGAAAGATGGATATTATGTGTGTGAAAATAACAATGAAAAATATATTTTCATTATTTGTTTGTTTGAAAAAATGTTGTAACTTTGCAGTGCGACAGTTTTATTATCATATTCGGATTGGGAATTTTTTATGCCCGATATTGAAGTATTGCTTAAAATATAAGCAGAGGTTTCTCCGTACATATTCGCCCCAAAGCCGATATGGAACTGTCGCAAGTTGGAGAAATTCTCTGCTTTCTTTATTTATTAACTTTTAATTTTCATTATTATGCGACAGTTGAATGAAAATCAAATCTTCCAATACAACGGAAGTCCTATTACCTTTCAGAAAGGCGATAGTGTTATGGTAATGCCACAGAAATGGCAAAGCCGTTTGGTAAATTAGTAGGGGATTGGCTTAGATTGAAAGCTACTACCGAGTTCACAGAAGCACTTTCAGCCGATATGCATATTCCCATATCGGCACTAATTCAAGTAGTTAAAGGTGGTAATAACGAACAAGGCACATGGCTTCACGAAGATGTTGCATTGGAATTTGCCCGTTGGTTATCTCCATCATTCGCTATATGGTGTAATAAGCGTATCAAAGAGTTGCTTCAATACGGCATGACCGCCACACAGCCAACACTTGAACAAATGATTAATAATCCAGACTTGGTTATCAGTCTAGCTACACAGTTAAAGAGCGAACGGGAGGAAAAGCAACGATTGGCATTGGAAGTGCAGAAGAAGGAACAAGAGAAGCAGTCTATTATAGAAGAAACAAAACTCGCTGTAGTTTTCAAAGAATGTTTTACAAGTTCGTCTACCAATATTCTCATAGGAGATCTTGCGAAACTTATCACCCAAAACGGATATAAGATTGGAGAAATAAGGCTTTATGAATGGATGGTAGAGAACAAGTTCCTTATCAGAAGGCAGCGATACAGCAGATCGAAGAATAAATATATAAATGACTATATGCCTACACAGAGGGCGGCAGAAATGGGATTGTTCTTCGTTAAAGAAAGACCGATAGTATCGGGTGAAAATCCCATTTTTATAAAACATACCTGTTACGTTACAGGTAAAGGTCAGGTGTATTTTCTGAATAAGTTTAAATCTTTAATGGCTGCATGATCATGGAAATAAAAATGAATAATAGCTTAACATTTGATGAAGTAGCAGATAAGTTGGGATGTTCAGTGGAGGATCTTCAAAAAATAGCCTTCAAAAAAATATTGTTTTCGTTTGGTAGTATGGAAAGTTTGCGTACCTTTGCAGTGCTACAAGTTGATAGAATTATCTATCTCGCAGAGCAAGCGGTTAAGTTGCTCATATTTTATATGGGTATTTTTTATGCTCATACTTTAGGATATTGGCGGTTGCCTATACGTAAGTTATTGTGTGCTCTTCGGGGTAGACTATCAACTTGTAGCAGCGTATATGGTAACCGCTTTTTGTTTGCCTATTGCCTTCATAAATAACTTTTAAATGCTACAAGTTATGACAGATTTAATTTTATACAAAGAAACGATGAGTTCACTTGAAATAGCTGAACTCACTGGAAAGCGACATGATGCTATCTTACGTGACATCAGAAACTTACTTAATCAAGGAGTAAACGCCCACAATTTTGTGGAGGTTGAATACACCGATAAAAAGGGTGAGAAAAGACCTTGTTATGAACTTACAAAGAAAGGTTGCCTAATCCTTGCCAGCGGATACGATGCAAAACTCAGGGAAAAGATTATAGATCGTTGGGAAGAATTGGAAAGGGACAAACAAAACGGGAATTTTCAAACTCCTAGCACCTACATTGAAGCATTGGAGGCTTTGGTAGCTTCTGAAAAGGAGAAAGAACGGATGCGTATTGAATCGGAGCAACAGAAAAAGCAAATCGAACAGAAAGATGCTAAGATAGAGAAGCTCCAGCCCAAAGCTGACTTTGCCGACAAAGCCTTTGCGATGGAAGGCAAATGTGATATAGGACAGGCTGCCAAGATACTCGGCTTACCATTCGGACGAAATACCTTGTTCAAGAAGCTTCGTGAAGCAGGAGTATTCTTTGCTAACAGGAATGAGCCAAAACAGAAATATATTGATGCAGGCTACTTTGAGATGAAAGAAAAGCCTATCCCAAGAGATAATCATCCGGGCTTTGTCGTGATGGTTGTGCTATGCACACAGAAAGGGCTTGCATACATCAATTACCTGTTTGGTGGCAAACGTTCTGACGGAAAATTGATGAAAATAGCCTAATTTAAATCTTACATATTAATCAAGTCTTTCCCACCTTATTTTACGAGGTGGGCAGACTCTTTACATCCATAACAGTTGCGATTCGCAACACGAATAAAAAGACTATGAAAACAATAGATAAACTTGAAATTATACTTCAAAAAATGGAAGAACAAAATAATAGACTTGAACGGATATACGGCAAACATCTCAAACTGATTGTATGCACTGGGAAAAGAAGTGAGAAGGTGAAATTTAAACATGAAGATTGAAATGCTATGTTTATAATTTATTTAGACAGTATTCTAAATTGTAAACAAATATGTCGTAATGTTTTGATTTGATTTTAAAAGTATATTACTTTGCTGAAAATAACCAAATTATTATAACTATATGAAAAAAGTATTTACTATTTTATCACTAATCCTTCCATTGTTGTTTTCCTGCTCATCAGACGAAGATAATCAGTATGTGGAATTTGATAAATCCGAGTTGGAAGTAGGTCCAGAATCTAATGGATATGTCATAGATATTACCGCTAATTGTCACTATGAAATTCTTTCTGATGGTGTAGACTGGATTAATATAGCACCACCTAGTGATTCCCCTTCCGAACTGACATATATACGTTTGACCATAAAGGAAAATACAACCTATTCTGACAGGTATACAGTTATAACAGCTGTAAGTCAAGATGGTTCTTCCATATCAAAAGTAAAGATCACCCAGAAAGAAAATAAAGGGATAATATCCGAAAACGAATGTGGCGAGTTTGACGGTGAAAAGCAGAATATAACAGTAGATATAAAGACGAATATAGATAATCCTTCCATAGATACCCCTGAATGGATAACTATCGCATCAAAAGGACGAGCTTTGTCTGACAGATCATACCAGTTTATGTTATCCAAGAATGAAACTGGATCAGAAAGAGTAGGAAAGATTGTATTCAGTGGAGAAGGTAAGTATTTTGAATATACAGTAAAGCAAAAGTCAATCCGGATTCTTCCTTCAAAAATCACATTTAAAGAAGGAGAAAGCATTGTACTTGATAGTAATTCTGACTTTATCATGACTCCTGTATTCTCTCCTGTAGAATGTACAGAAAAAGATCTTGAATGGACCTCTAGCAATACGAATGTAGTCACCGTATCAAATGGAGTGCTGAAAGTTGTTGGAAACGGAGAGGCAAAGGTTGTAGCGAAGAGCAAACTTGCAAATGTAAGTGCGTCAATTAACGTTACAGTGAAGATTGAAGCGAGACAAATCATGCTTATGGATGGTACAGCTCAAATGTCATCTGAAACAAATTGGACATTTGGATATAAGACAAAGATAAAATTTGGTTCTATCCCGGAAAACGCATATTTAGGAGATGTTTTCATAACCTCAAGCAACGAAAGCGTTGTGTCTATTGTTGATGGATATTTGATCGCAAATTCCAATGAAGGCACAAGTAGAATAGATATATATGACCGGTACAGCTTGTTGCACACTATTGTGAATATAACTGTAAAAAGATGCATAACTCAAGGGGGATTTAAGCTTATAAATCAGAATTCAGATGCTCTTATGATGTCTTTTGCTGGAACTATTCAAAATAGCAAAGGGGTTGAGGTATTAGGGGCTAGTCTTGTCGATAGCAGTAATCGCGTATTGGCTTTAGCTGATAATATAGGCACTCCATCCGACATAGTTCAATTCTCCACTAAAATAATAAACATGACTTCTTTGTTCGGTATTTATGTGATACATGAGTACGATTTCCCGAAATTAAGATTCCTTGTTTCTTATAGATTCGGATCTGACCCTAAAATATATCAAGAATATATAGATATAGATCCGTTCAAACAAATTGGATGGTAAGTTCTTATGGGGAGAAGTTTTTGCTTCTCCCTTTTTTATTTCCTCACCTTCATAATATCAATAAAATCACTATCTTTGCTCTTAGAAGGTGCATGAAGTCATGTATCACCCAAAACTTACGAAAAGACTATGGCAGGAGCAGAATTTAAAATCACGGATGAAATCTCGTCCAGTATATTTACAAAGCTTGAAAAACTTTCTAAGGATTTGAAAACATTGGATGATGATTTTAAGAGAACATCCAATAGTTATGCGGATTTTGCTTCGAAACTGGCGATTCAAATCAATGCAAGTCCTGGAAATTTGTCGGAATTGGATAAAAAAAGCAAGGAATACGAGCAGACAGTAAAAAAACTACATGATACCCAGAATAAACTTGCCGACTTGCAAAAAAAATACAAGGAATCACTTAAGCAAGTTAATGAAGTAACCAAACAGGCGGTAAAGAATGCGCAAGAGGACGCAAAAGCAAAGAAACTTAATGCTGAAGCTGAATTGAAACTTGAGAAGGCGCAGACAGAGCGTCTACGCCAGCAAAAACTACTGAATCAGGAACAGAAAAAACAAAAACTGACTACAGAACAGGCGATACAGCTTTCAAAACAAGAAGTCCATTCAATTGCTGAAGCTGAAGCCGTAAATAAGCAATTACGTCAGGCTGTGAAGGATTTGACAGATGCGGAAGATAAAGAAGGGAAGATACGTCAGCAATTGAATTCGGCAATAAATCAGAACACTAATTATATAAAAAGGAATCGCGATGCGTATGTGCAGGCGAAAATGACAGTCGGCGATTACAAGGAGCAGATAAAACTGGCAATAGTGGAATTGAAGAACGGCAATGATTCAATGAAAAACTTTGGTATTGTCGCAAAAGGGTTTGGAGGAATAATCAAGACTAGTATTGCTGGTGGAACCAGACAGGTCGCTTCTAATGTGGGTTCAATGATCAAGGGCTTTGTCGGAGCCCAAGCGGTTATTACAGGAATTCAGAAGCTAATAGGAGCATTTAAACAGGGGATTAATACGGCAATTGACTTTGAAGCTGCAAACAGTAAACTCGCAGCCATATTGGGTACGACCAAAGGAGAGATAAAAGACTTGACAGCAGATGCTAGGCGTTTGGGAGAAACGACAAAATACACCGCCTCAGAAGCGACCAACCTGCAAATAGAATTATCCAAATTAGGCTTTTCCAAGACAGAGATACTTGATATGACCGAGGGAGTGCTGAAATTTGCCCAGGCTACTGGTGCTGAATTGCCGGAAGCTGCTGCTTTGGCTGGTGCGGCTCTACGTATGTTCGGGGCTGATACGGAAGAAACGGAACGGTACGTATCCGCAATGGCTGTCGCAACAACCAAGAGCGCCCTTTCCTTTTCCTACCTTCAGACAGCAATGCCCATCGTCGGACCTGTTGCCAAGGCCTTCAACTTCACAATAGAAGACACATTGGCCTTATTGGGCAAACTGGCAGACGCAGGATTTGATGCTTCCATGTCGGCTACAGCCACCCGGAATATATTACTGAATTTGGCTGATGGCAGTGGTAAATTAGCACAAGCTCTTGGTGGACCAGTTAAGACATTACCGGAATTGGTTGACGGATTGAAAAGATTAAAAGAACAAGGGATTGATCTGAATTCCACACTGGAAATGACCGATAAACGAAGTGTGGCAGCTTTTAACGCCTTTCTGACCGCATCAGACAAGATCGTTCCTCTCCGTGACCAGATTACAGGAGTGGAAGATGACTTGAATAAAATGGCCGATACTATGGGGAACAATGTACAAGGCGCATTGTATAACTTATCATCAGCCTGGGAATCTTTGATGCTGACTATAATGGACAATACCGGAGCCATGAAGGATTTTATCGACATGGCAACAAATGGCATACGCAAAATAAATGAATGGCTAATGAGTGCGGAACAACTTGCAGATAAGCAAGTTGAAACAGCCAAGAGAGCAGCATCCCCTTATGCGGAGGAATCCATAAAATCTGAGATTATTGCCATAAACCGTTTGAAAGATGAATATATAAAAGCTGGGGATGACGAAACGACAGCGTTGGAAAAAGCCAAAAATGAAAGAATTGCCGTTCTTGAACAGGAGTTATCAAAGCAACAGTCTTTAAGGAATAAATTCTATAATGAGAACCAGCAATTATGGAAAGATATGGAAGATGCTTCATTCTTCAAACAGGCGTTGGGATTGGAAAAGACAAATGCCGAATTCGGTAAAGAACAGACAAGAACTTGGAATGAATATCTGGATAAAGTAACTAAAGTGACTTCTTTGGAAAAACAGATTGCGGATATCAGGGAAATATCAAATTCTATTGATGATGCATCTGGAACGTCTACGACTTTAACAGACAAGCAAAAAAAGAAATTGGAGAAGCAACGTAAAGAACAACTTAGAATCGATAAGGCGTATCAGCAGAGCAGATTGGAGTTAATGGATGAAGGTCTAGAAAAAGAACTTGCGAGTATTCGGTTGAATTATACGCAACGTATAGCAGAGGTGAAAGGAAATAGTGAGAAAGAAAATGAAACCCGTAAAAACCTTGCTGAGAAGATGCAGGAAGAACTTGCCAATAAAGAGATCGATTTCTATCTGAGTCAGGAGAAGAAAAAGTTACAGATAACATTAGAAGCAGTCAAAGAGGGAAGCGAAGAGCAACGTGAGTTGAGAATGCGAATGATAGATTTGGATGAAGAGGCTGAGATAAACGCCATGAAGGGGAATTATGAGAATCTTCAGGCAGTAAGGGACAAATACGAGAAAAAGCGCATAGACGAGCTGAACAGGCAGACATATGAAGATATCAAAAGAATGGAGAATTCTGCTTCACGGCAGGCGGAGGCATTTGTGGTAGGGCTTGCTGAACAGCAGAACGAGCTTGAAAAAAGCCACCTGAAAGGCGAGATGAGTGAAGAGAAATATAAGGAGGCCCTTTATAAACTCACGATAAAATATAATAAAGAAATGCTTTTGGCTCAGATATCAGCAGCCGAGGCTGAATTGAAAGTGGCGGAGGCAACCGGTACCATCCCACAGGAGAAGATAGAGGAATTAAGGCTGAAACTCCAAAAGCTGCGCGCGGATTTTGGTTCGTTATTGAATGATGAGGCGTCTAATGAAGCTGAAAAAGGGAAGAAACAAGTAGAGGATTGGGCGGATGCTTTGAAAAACATTACAGATTCCTTTCCTTCCGAACAAAGCGGGTTTGCAGATTTCTTCTCAGGGATTAATGATGTGCTTGGAGATTTGGCCAAAAAAGCCCAAGAGGCAGGTGGTTCTTTTTCTGATATGTGGGCTAATATGTCAAATGGAGAAAGGCTTAAGCTTGTTTTAGGAAGTTTGGCTAAAATCTCTGACGGTTTGAATTCCATGATGCAGAACATATACGAGAACCGCATATCCAAAATTGAAGAGGAGCAGGAAGCCAATGAGGAAGCGGGGGAACAAGAACTGGCAAGGATTGAGCGTCTTGAAGAAACAGGTGCTATCAGTTCGGAAGAAGCGGAGGCCCGTAAACGTGCCGCTGAGGATAAAACAGCACGAAAAAATGAAGAATTGGAGAAGAAGAAAGCTCAATTGCAACAAAAACAGGCAAGATGGGATAAAGCCAATAGCATCATACAGGCTACTATTGCAACGGCTTTGGCTGTAGCGAAGGCGTTGCCTAATTTCGTACTTGCTGGTATTGCGGCGGCTATGGGGGCTGCGCAAATAGCTGTGATAGCATCACAACCTATACCTAAGTATGCCAAGGGTACTGATTCGCATAAAGGCGGATTGGCTGTAGTGGGTGATGGTGGTGTTCCTGAAACAATTGTTACTGAAAAAGGAGCGTATATTACTCCGTCTGTCCCTACTTTGGTTGACATCCCTAAAGGTGCGAAGGTTATACCTTATGCAGTGGATATGGACAGGATAAAGGCTCATGCAAATGATTTTGATGGTCTTATGGCATATAGAAGCGAAAACGATCTTCCTCCTGTATCAATAGTTAATGATTATAGTGAACTGGAGAAAAAGATAGGGCATCTGGAAAAATCACAGCAGATAGGATTTGCAAAATTAGCCAAGGCGATAAGAGAAAACAATTATCAGCAATTTTCAAAAAGTATCTGATTATGAGGTATACAAGTGACATATATGAACTTCCCTTGTCCGTTTTTATAGAGATTTATACCAATGATAGCAATACTATTGAATTTGACGATGAGGACAAAGGGGCTGCATCGGCAAAAATTATCAATGACTATATAGAAATTGTCGGGAGCAAACAGTTGTTCTCTGAGATATTGAATTGTAATGAGCGTATGAATCTTGCAATGACTGTGGAGTGCATGAAGGCATGTGAGAACATGATGAAGTTGAAAATGTATGATGAGGTGCGTGATATTCTGATGAAGATAGGTTATTCGTGTAAAAAAGGTGATGTAATGGCTATGAATGCTAGAATATCCGCATTAAATTCCCGTGCACAATATGATTTGGATAAGATAAGTAAGGAAAAGAATGAGGAACTGAAGGAGAAGCCTACAAAACGTGGATTTATAAATGAAGTTGTCGCTATTGGGAAGTATAATAAGATGTATATCAATCCGAAAGAATGGACCGCCGGATCTTATGCCTGTCTTGTAAGGCAGACATGTGACGAAATCGATGGGTTGAATCGTAAAATGAAATAATTATGTATTATCGATGTGAGTTACTTATAAATGGTCTGAAGTACAGGGTTACTGATGATCTTGAAAATTGGGACGAGGTGAAGGCTAGTTTCAAGAGAAATGACTATGACGGTGTTATCCGTACATTTTCCAACAAATTTTCTTTTGCTGGGGATGCTAGAAAATTGCTGTTAAAACAATATGATGAAGATTATTTGAATGCTTCTGCCTCAATAATAATAAGTACAAGAAATAACAGTTGGTTGTATAATGAACGGTTTAGTTGCGCTCTCAATTTTTCTACATTGCAGGATAATGGTCGTATCTTACAGATAAATGCCGTGGATGATAGCGTGGCGTCCATGATAAAGTCAAAAAAAGGAACTCAATATGAATATTCGGTCGAAGAGGTGAAAAGCCCCATTCCTCTTGTTTATGACGGACTTGAACTTTCAGAATCAGCAAAATGGATTCCTACAGGTGATACATTGGAAGACGATGACACTCTTATTAATGTTTATTTCAGCAAGAAAATGTCACCAATGCCAATATATATAACTGCCAGTGATTCCTTAATAAAGGGGTCTCTTGAATTTAATGATCAAACAGTAGGTGGTGATGATGTATATTCGATAAAGGCTCTGAAATCAATTAGGATAAATATAGAGTTTAATATTGATATGTTTGTGTTTAGGAAATATCAGTCTGGTGCTTTGGGATATGATGTAAGAGGTGTGAGGCTCCAGATTATGAAGATAAGTAATGAGATTGATAGTAATGGGGAAGCGGTGACTACGGAAACGGTGATAGGAAGTTTTGAACTTACGACAGAATCAGAAACGCCAGTGGAAAAGAAGGTTTCGGAATCGTACAATATAAGTCTTTTGCATAATGATAAAATAATAGTGAGAGCTATGTATGTCAATGAGAAAGAAGAGATTGTACCTGTATTGCCGGATTTGCCATACAAAGTCTCAACATCAAGTTATTTTAAAGCATCATGGAAAAATCGAATAAACCCTGTTGAGATGGATGTTATAAAGCCCGATACATTGCTGAACAGATTGCTTAAAAGTATTAATGGAGAGAAAGATGGTTTGACTGGAGTGATTGAGGGGACAGGAGATAGAAGGCTTGATAATTGTATGCTCTTGGCGGCTGAATCAGCCCGTAAGATTCCTGGAGCCAAAATATATACATCCTTCACCAAATTTGCAAACTGGATGAGTTATGTGTTTGGTTATGCTTACGACATATCCGGGAATACAGTAACTTTTCGGCATAGAAGCAAATACTTCTCGGATGATGTTGTCAAAAGGATAGATGATTTATCTGATTATGAGATGAAGGTTAATTCTGCATTGGTGTATTCTCGGATACGGATAGGCTTTGACAAACAGGATTACGACACGGCTAATGGAAAGGATGAGTTCCGTTTTACGAATGAATATACCACAGGCGTGACCATGACGGACAATAGCCTTGAAATGATATCTCCATACCGTGCGGACGCATACGGCATAGAGTTCCTTGCTGACAAGATAGGTGAAGATACTACAGACAACGAAAGTGACACTGATTTATTTATGGTAGGGGTAAAATCTGATTCGTCTGGACTTAAGTATATATTGAACAGGGATTATCTTATGGGTGGCGTTCTCAGCCCTGACACAATGTTCAATGCCATGTTTTCCCCTTCTTCTATGGTTTTGGCCAATGAAGCATACATCGGCTCATCTGTTGAGATGCTTACTTTTGCGTCATCAGATGGTAATAGTGATGTGGGTATTGATGGAATGGGGGAAAGTAGGGATATAATTCTTTCAAAAAGGATGTTTACTGTGGCGGAGGTGGAATTTGAGACTTCGGATGTGGAACTTCCGGAAGATCTTACAGGAATTGTTGAAATGGAATACCAAGGCAAAGTTGTACAGGGATATTATCAGCAGGCTGATTACAATTTTACAAAATCACAAAGTTCAAAGGTAACTTTGATCGTGAAAAATTTAAATTCGTTATAAAGATTCAAATTTTAATTGTTATATTTGCAATGAAAGCTTGTGAAGTCACAAGTTACTAGAAACTTACGAAAAGACTATGATATCAATCGGAGATGTTTGTCCGTTATTCTTTAAACCGCTGAAATATAAATATTCAAATGCTGGATGTTTCAGACAAGTATTTTCTGTGTCAGACAACATCCTGCTGCAAATCTTTTGTGATAACGGCGAAAAACCTTCAGCTTATTTGAATGATAAGATCGGCAATATTTCCTCCAAGATAACACTGCTTACTTATGATGTAAATGAAAGCATTAAGATGTATTATGCCTCATTATCTCCTTCGGAGGGGATATATACAGTAACTATAGGCGATAAAGAATGTGAGGAGTTCTGCGTGTGTGAGAATATAGGTGATTCTATTCTGATTGAATATTCCCATAAAGATAATAATTCTGCGTTTGATAATATATTCTGGATTGATGAGGTTCGGCAGATGTTCCAGTTCAGAATAATAGGAGGATTCAAGCCGGATGGGGTGGAGTTGAAAGTTGAAAACGAACAGTTTGTGAATCAGAAGCAGGAGATAATAGAAATGTATTCTCTCCCTTATAAAACATTTGATTTTGTTTTCGGGACAAGTTGTGGCGTTCCGTATTATATAGCGGAGTTTATAAATAAGGTACTTTGCCTTTCTCACGTCAGCATAAACGGTAATTTGTTTGTACGGGAAGGGGATTCTGTCCCGGAAAAGATTGATACAATAGGTAAGAAACAGATGTTTATATATAAAGTGACTTTACGCCCTAGACAAAATGATATCGCCGGGATCGGAGGCAAAACAGAGATTGCAACTTCATCTTCAGGAATCGCGTTTTTACTAACTAATCCAGAAGAGGACGATGTGTTGAAATATAAGAAGGCGAAAGCTGCTTTTGTTAATGAAAATTACGTGTAATCATGGCTAGAAATCGTCCTATAAAGATATTGTGGTACGGTTCGGAAACGGATGATGAAGGAAATCCGATTATACCGAAAATATCCCCGTCATTTGAAAAGCGACTGGAAGGGTTGAATGAGGGAGAGATATACATACATAATGATGATAATAATCCTTCTATTTACATAAGAACCAATAAAGACAGGGTTGTTGCCATATCGGGAGGTGCAAATATAAGTGAATTGGCTAAATATTTTTTGCGCAAAGACAAGGAGGACTCTACAAATTTTCTTTTATCATTACTGGGCGGAACTGTCATTAAGAAATATGCCAAGTTCGGTGATTTCGTTACCGGCGTATTAGGTGGATACATAGACGAAAAGGGCAATCTTGAAATGGAAAGCGGTGTATTTCGTAAGCGTTTGTTTGTTCCTGAAATAGCCTATAACCGTACAACCTATTTCAAAGGACGTATGGTAAACTCCCCCGGTGGTGGTTGTACCGTATTGTCATACGTGGATAACGGCGATGGAACCTACACCATCACTCCCGATCTGACGGACGCGGACGGATTGAGCCAGTTTGTTGATGATATCCTTACCACCTATTTTGTGACTAAAAATAGCGAAGGCAAGCTGAACGGCTTTGAAGAAATGAAATTCCGGGTGACTGCCGCAGATTATACAGCCAAGAAGTTTACTGTCATTCCCCGTCCGGGGCATTCTGACTGGAAACCTGCCGAGCAGATGGTATTGGCACAAACAGGTAACTTTACGGACCCGGAACGCCAGACTTATATACTTATTGATTCAGTCAACGGAAACAACTGTATTACATTTTTTGACAATGCCAACACTTGGGACCCGGAGCCGGCGCAGATGCCTGCGTGGTTCGGCAAAAAAAAGGGCATGACCGTTAACGGAATTGATTGCGAGAAATATTCAGCCGTGTTGCAACAGGTCTTATTGACTGGGCTTATCTTCCAGATAGATGAGATAACGGGAAACAAGGTTCGTGTACCCTTGGACAAGGGTGAATGGGTTGCAGGGAAGTACGCCTACTATGACCGGGTGTCACATAACGGGGCTTTGTGGTTGTGTGTTGATGATAACGGAACGACAACAGAACCGTCAGAAGGTAATCCGGCGTGGTTGAAACAAGTGGCGGAAGGAGCGGACGGAGCGACAGGTCCGCAAGGTGTTCCCGGAACGCCGGGAAAGGACGGTGTTACTTACTATACATGGATAAGATACGCCGACAACGCACAGGGCGGAGGTATCAGCAATAATCCTACAGGGAAAGCGTATATCGGATTCGCCTACAACAAGACGAGTGCGGTGGAGAGCAACACCCCTTCTGACTACACATGGAGTGAGATAAAGGGTGAGCAGGGTGTTCCCGGTGCACCCGGAGCTGACGGAAAAACTTATTACACATGGATAGCTTATTCGGATAACGCGGACGGTACGGGTATGTACCAGCAGCCGAACGACAACACCAAGTATATAGGCATAGCAGTCAATAAGGAGACCGTCACGGAGAGCAGCAACCCTTCCGACTACACATGGTCGCTGTTCAAAGGTAAGGACGGTGCTGACGGTTTGTCCGTAGTAGGTGGCGGTCATTGGGAATCCGCCAAAACCCCGTACAAAGCCAATACAATGGTCACTCTTGCCAATTGTGTCTTTATATCCAAGGTGGAAACCTCCAATCCTCCCATCAGAATATTGCGTGTCAAAGGTGGCAATTTCTTAAGAAAGAAGGACGGTGGTTATTATCTTGCCGGGAAACCTGCCGACTGGGAGGTTAACGAAGACTGGGATATGCTGCTTGACGGGCGTGAACTGAAAGGTGAGAGTATCACTTTCCTTGGTGAATTTGCCACGGCTCCTGCCAATCCGAAAAACGGTGATTCATACCGTAACACGACTGACCGTGCTACCTACATCTATCAGGACGGAAGATGGCAGCTCATGATATCGGACGGAAAAGACGGTAAGGATTATGAGTATATCTACACAAGAGGCAATATCATAGACAATCCTCCGGCAAAACCGGACAGCCAGCAGAAGGATGATTATATCCCTGAAGGATGGACGGATGATTTTGTAGGAGTGGACGCTGATCATCAGGTTGAATGGGGTTGCAAGCGTTTCAAGGAAAACGGTGTATGGTCAGAGTTCAGCACTCCTGCCGTGGTGCATCGCTGGAGTAAGGACGGGGAGAATGCCATCATGGCGGACTTTGATAACGAGATGGTCAATGCAGCCCTTACTTCAGACGGGAAGGTCGTGTCCTCACAGACTTGGAATACAACTGTCAGTATGTGGTATGGAACGGAGAAGCTCACGCTTGACAGCATCACCTGTACACCTGACACAAATCTTCTGTGTGCGACAGACAAGAATACGGGAGTGGTGACAATATCGGTATCTGCCGGAGCTACTCTTGCTGCGACAAACACGGTGAAGATCACAATCAGGGCTACAAAGAACGGGCAGCAGTATTCCCGTGATCTGTCATTCACTGTAGCCGGGGTCCGTGGAGGTGCGGACGGTTCAGATGCCGTGCTATACAGTATAATCGTTTCTGCCACTTCTGTAAGCAAGGACAAGAATGGGAACTACAGCGTGTCTTCCGTATCATGTTACAGGCAAAAGTCAGTGGGGGGCGTGATATCCACCACAACGGACGGTACATTGAAATACAGTATAGACGGTGGATCTGAAACTACCATAAACAACAATACAGCCATATCAAGCGGAAATTTCAAGAAGACATTGAAGTTTGTTTTCTATGTGAATGACCAGATAGTGGATGTTGAAACCGTCCCCATGCTTGTAGATGGTAAGGACGGGGCTGACGGTGAGAGTATCACAGCCGCAGGTCATTGGGAATCCGCCAATACTCCGTATGCGAAAAACAGTACAGTATCGTTTGCCGGAGGATCTTACTTAAGCAAGGTTCAAACATCCAATCCGCCACTTCCGCTTCTTCGTGTGAGAGGTGGACGTTATCTAAGGAAGAAGGATGGCGGTTACATACTTTCCGGGAAGAGATCGGACAAGGCTGTCAACTCCGACTGGCAGGAAATGACTTCCGGTGTCGAACCGTCCGCTTCGTACTGGCTTGACAGCCCGGTAAGCACAATAAACTTTACCAGTACGGGCACACCGTCACCGTCAGCGTTTGTCGTTACCATGAAACAGAATGTAGGCGGTAATGTGAGCGATACGAACAGGTTCTATCTTGCTGCACGCAAATACAACGGAAGCTGGCTGGCGCATGTAGGTGCTACCCTAAGCAATCAGATATCCGTTCCAGCGACAGCCGGATACACCCAGTTTGCCGTCCGGGCTTATCAATCCGCATCGGACGCGAACGCATGGAATAATAATTTTATCGCTGAAAAAGGGGTGGGTGTTGCTAATGATGGTTCCATAGGAGCAACAGGAGCAACAGGGGCGTTTCCCCGTGACAGAGGTGTATTCACATCAGGACAGACTTATGTCTGGAATGCGGATTACCGGGATAAGGTCATATATCTGATAGGGGGAGTTTATTATAATTTCCTTGTAAAGAATTACGGTGCTTCCGTTACCGCTGCACCCACATCAGCCAACGGGGATTCGAACTGGGAAGCCATGCAGAAGTTTGTGAATATCGCTACTGACACCCTGTTTGCCGATGGTGCGAATGTAGCCGGCTTCATGTTCAAAGACAAGGTTCTCAAGTCTTTTAATGACAAAGGTGAAACTCTTCTTATCAACGGTGAAACCGGGTATTTTAAATGCAAATTAGCAGAGATTACAGGAACAATCACGGCGGATAAAGGACGTATTGGCCCGTTCTCCATCATTTCGGGGGTATTGTCCTCAAAGATCCTTTATGAAAATGAAACAAATAAATACGTCGGTTTCAATCTGTCTGCCGGACAAATTGAGTTTTATAACGAAAGGACATTTGCAAACGTAAGAATCGGGGGAAACACGCAGTTTGTCACCATTGAAGGGATTAAGTATGATGCTGGAATTGACATACAGAGTCTAAATGTCATGATCGGGATGCACATCAAGACTCCAAGCATTCCTCTATTCGTGGAGGGAGGTAACATTTTCCTTCATCCGAACAATGACAGCTATGTTTCTCTTCGTGGCATAGTTGGCAACTGGAGGAACATATCCGTCAGCACTCCCCTGAATAACAATGATGATAATGTGATGTTTATTAATACGGGCAATATAGAAGTGACACTTCCTCCGGATGTTCCGGGACATACTATATACTTCAAACGTATGAGCGGCGGAGTAAGATTGACAGGAGGACGGATCCTGCCTGCTCCCGGAGGACAGGAGGTGTCTTATATTGATTTGGATTTTGCATCCGGCTTCATTAAGTGTATGGGTAATTATTGGGTTATGTTTTATTGCGGATAATTTAAATATAAAGTATGAGAATAAATTTTGCACAATTCCCTATTTATGATGGGATTAAAAAAGAAAAGCTTATAGCCAGTAACATCACTGAGGCCTTCGGTGACTGGATATATAAGAACGTAGCGGGCTTGAAGGCGCATCTCCTTGCTGAGAAGATATTCAAATCTACTGCTGAAGGTGTCGAGATTGACGAAGAAGAGGTGGATATCATAAGACGCTCCACCTCCATGCTGCCCGGTCTGCTGGCGGACTCACTGAATGATTATCTGGATAAAAAGAAGGAGTAGTATGAAAGAATTATGGCAATTAATCAAGATGCTGTTCTCAAGCAAGCCGGGTGATTTTGACACTCCTCGGTTGCTTTCCATGAAGCATTATCCTTTCAAGGGATACCGTTTCATGATGTGGTGCGGACGGATGATCTACCGTATTGAGAACAAAGAGAACATAGAGAAGTACATGCAGACCTATGCAGGTAAGGAGAGTATGACTCACGAAACCATACACCTGCGTCAGGCACAGGCTGTCGGCTCATGGGTAAAATACTACTGGCGGTATTTTGTTGAGTGGATTAAGGGAAACCCTATCTGCCATCCTGCGAGTTCGGCGTATTATACCATCTCATACGAAATGGAGGCGTATGCCAACGAAGACAATCCGGATTACCCCGTTAACTATGACAGGAACAATCTTTCCCGGTATAAAATAAAAGGCGGCAGAAAGAAGATGTACAAGTCGGTTGGCGGCACTTCAAAAGCGTGGAAAAATTATATAAGAACTTTATAAAATTAGGATATTATGAGTGATTTGAATTTAGACAATATTGTTGGTTTTAAGGCTGTTGATAAAGACGGTAACGAACAGAATGTAACAGTGGATGAGATGGTGGACATGGTTTCCACAAGAATGGTTATGGCTTTGTCAGAAACTTCAACATTTGCTGCCGTTGCTGCAACAGGAAATGACGTGTATGAAAATGAACTTCCGACCGTGACAGATGCCGCAAATGTAAGGGTTTTACAAAGTAGCGGAGATGCCGCACAAATGACGATGCAGTCACTTGCATCAAAACTGGGGGAACTGATCGGTACGGCTACGAGAGAAAAAACAGGCTTGAGCGATAGTATACAAGCCTTAAACTCTACGTTTTATAGCATTTCTAGCGGATCAAAGAATGCTACTTTGTTTAAAGTTTGTGATTATGGCAAAAATATTCTCCATCGATTATATATCTATAGTGCACCTAATGGTACATCGGATACTTGCAGATATATTCGTGTGATCCTCTCAGACAATAATATATTTGCAAATATGTTGTTGGCAAAGGGAGGGAGTAATATCAGACTTTTTAAAGATGAAACAAGTTTTTATGTTTACACTTATAACGGTACGTGGTCGAGGTCTAATATTGAGGTTTTTGCAAATGAACCTCATCGCTTTTATTTCACAGACGTGACAGATCAAATCAGTATATCAGATTTGGAAGAAATCTCTATATCTTGAAAAATATAGCGGTTTATTCAGATATTTATTACCTTTGCACTGCACATGGCGTTGTGCATATCAGGATCGGGTGGAACCGGCTTGTACCGGACCACCCGTTTTTTAATCATTTCAAAGATACGGTTTTCCAATTACCCCAACTGTCACTAAACCATTTCACTCGATATTTATAGGTATCTCCGCTATAATTATATAGATTCTGAACACAACAGATATTAGGTTTGCCGATTACAACTAATACACAATTACGGACATATTCTAATTTTGAATTTTGTGATAGTAAGTATATTCCGCTATAATTCATCTGATCTAATTCGTCTTGAGATTCTATTTCTTCCTCATTTCTGAACCTTAACCACGTATCATTTATCCCCAACAGTTCCCCCAGATCGCCAACAGGCAGAAATTCTTGTTTAAATTCCTACCTGTGTTAGTGTGCTGATATCTATATTTACCTTGGTTGCTGAAATGGTATTATTCATCGGTATACGGTTAGCAAAACATACTACAGCGTAGCCCCATCCTGCTACATAGACATAATAGTTATCATCATCATCTTTATACATTTTTATTGATAACGGTCCAGAATTATGAGTAATACATAAATTATTATTACCATAACCATGTCCGCAGATAATAGAGTAGTCATCAGCTATTGCCGAATTACCTTCACCAACAATCTTAACAATCAAATTTCTATTTCTCGTAAAATCAATCCTATATAAAGCCGGAGAGCCTGTGTTTGCTGATAGATTTATATAGTTTCCATTTTGCAGAAGTTCCCCCAGCTCTCGTTTCAAATAGATTTTATGTCAATTATTACTGTGAATTATTATCTTAGGATCTTCCCAAGTTGAAACGTCTGGATAATTCCTTTTTCTAAATATTAATGTTCCGTCTATTGCTATTCCGAAGATGAAAACAACATCTTCTAATTGTTTTATAACCAATCCTTGAACGACATTACCATAGAATCCTTCTCCAGCAAAAGCATTGAAATCGGAAACGAAAGGTTGAATTGTTTTTATAGGCATTTCATTTACAAAATCCGTAAATTCACTCCATGAAGAAAACGATTTTGTTCCCTTCGGATTTCCCAAGAGTTCCCCCAGAACAATTTTTGTGGTTTATTTTGTAAATGCAGAAGAATTTTTTTAACTTTAAAAACAAAAAGTTGAGTATGTTAGAGAAGATCAGATATCGTTTAGTTTATAACCGGCAAAACAAGTTAAACCGACAGGGGACAGCCCTTGTACAAATAGAAGCCTATCTGAATCAGAGGAAGGTATACTTTAAAACCAATGTCTATCTAAAGCCGGAATGTTGGAGTAAGGATGGTGCCCAAGTAATCAACCATCCGCAGTCGCAAGAACTTAATGCAATGCTATATGAGCATATATTGGAATTACAGGCTATAGAGTTAAGCTATTGGAAGAGAGGTCTTGAATCTAACTTATCCACATTGAAGGAAGCTGTAAGGAAGGGGGTAAAACCCGTGGTTTCGTTTCTTAAGTTCGCCCAACAGGTTATAGTGAATTCCGATAGGAAACCGGGAACCAAGGATAACATGCTGGGCACGGTAGCCACATTGAAGGAATTTCGGAACGTGATAGAGTTCACGGACATCAATTATACGTTTCTAAAGGAATTTGACGCATTCTTGCGTAACAAGGGATTGAAAGTAAACACGGTAGGGAAACACATGAGAATACTTCGTACCTTGGTGAATGAGGCGATTAACGAAGGCTATATATTACAGGAGGCATATCCTTTCCGTAAGTTCAAGATCAAGAGGGAGAAGAAGGAACATAACTTCCTGATGCCTGCCGACTTGGAAAAATTGGAAAATCTTAAACTGCCGGACAGGAAGAACAACAGCCGGCACATACTGGACGCATTTCTCTTCTGCTGCTATTGCGGATTGAGATTCTCCGATTTTAAACAACTTACCTATAAAAATCTGATAACGATAGACGGAAAAGAATGGTTAGTGTTGAACAGTGTCAAAACAGGTGTGAAACTTAATATCCCGCTATATCTATTATTTAACGGAAAGGCACTGGGCATAATGCGGAAGTACGACAGCATCGAACAACTGGCTGCATTAGGTTGCAATTCGGACACTAATCGGACATTGCAGAAATTGGGAAGAATGGCGCATATCGGCAAGAAGTTCACTTACCACACAAGCAGACACACTTGTGCCACTCTCTTGGTTCACCAAGGCGTTCCGATAACCACCGTCCAAAAACTCTTGGGGCATACATCGGTCAAGACAACAGAGATATATTCCGAGGTGTTTGATGAAACGATCATCAAGGATCTGACAAGGGCTAACCAGAAGTATTATAATCGTAGAAATGTAAAACAAAATCAAATAAAATCTCAAAAATACCCGGAAAAATACCTCAGACAGTAGAAATTTATAGGAGCTATCTGTTTTATACTTGTTTTTCCGAACCCAATCCATAACATTCGTTTCCTGTCAATAAAAATACAAACTCGCCAGTCTTGCCGTTCTATTAATTCTCTTCATTCATCCTGCAAGTAAAAAATATTGCATTAATGGCAATTTTTTAAGAAGATTGGTTTTTGTTTCAAAATTGGCTCTCTACAACTAATTAATATAGTTTTCTTTTTGTATTTCGTTTTAGAATTGATACCTTTGCTATTGTCCTTTCGGGAGAATGGGATAGAGAGTAGGACGTGGATTGAACGGCTGCTGTGCTTTTTGCTGGCGGCTGTTCTTTTTTTATCTAAATGTTAAATATTGCACAATTCAAGAAAATATATTGTGATTTGTTTTGCTATTACATCACAATATAGTATATTTGCATTGTGATAATAAAACAATGAATAATAACAATTAAAAGACAATAGAAGATTATGAAAGCGATAGTAGAAAATCCACTGATAAATTGTGAACCAGAGGTTTTACACCTTTTCGTTCAAATTATCAATGAAATCACTTCTTGTATGTCAGAAGACGAGTTAAAGGGCTGTATGAACTCTTTAACAGTACAATACCCTTACTTTAAACTGTTTTTCGATTATGGTTTTGAAAACAATCACATGTGGGTGAAAGAATCAGATTCCATGGAAACATTGATATTTGTTGAGTTCTAATCCGATATCCTTAAAAACAACAAGCAATAACAAACAAAAACATTAATTTATGGGAAGAGGACGATCTATTACCCTAGATCAAGAGTCTAGGGTATTATCCCTATATAAGGACGGGATAGCTATTAAGGAGATAATGAAGGAAACAGATATAAAGTCTGAGCAAACGATATATAGGATATTGGACAGCAATGGTGTGCCAAGACGTCCCAAGGTTAGAGGTGTAAGAAAAATATTTGTCACGATAGAGGAGGATGTAGCTACTATTTTGGATAAGGAGCAATCAGTATCATTATATGTCAATGAAGCTATAAGACATTATCACGATAACCGGCGTTAATTGCCGGTTATTTTTTTTGTAATAAGGGAAACAATATTTATCTTTGTGGGGAGCGTGTGAAGATGCACGCCACTTATATTATGACGAAAGGACATTATACAATTTCATAAGACCAAGAGCTTGTTGCGGATTAGTTTCCGTGGCAGGCTCTTTTTTTATTTTGTCATACAAAACAAAGGTTAGCTGATAAAATCGGGTAATCCAAAACGTGTAATTGATGGTATAAAAAAAGGATAGTAAAAGTCATATAAATTATTGCACAATGAGAAAGGAGACAAAAGAAAACATCCAGTATTCAACTGCTGTGGGAATGCTTGTTTTGGGAGCGTCCTTGACTGTGGCTGGTTTTGTGTGCTCGGAACCTATGGGGCAGATACATGATAGTGTATTGTGGTTGTTTGCCCAGTGTCTGTTGTATGCCGGTAGCGTATTTGGCATAAGCATCTATATTAATAGCCGGTTTAATAACTTGATAGAGCAATTAAAAGAAAAGGAGGGAAAGAAATGAAAAGTTTACCAAGAGGATTGAGAAACAATAACCCCGGTAATATCCGCATAACAAAGGATAAATGGCAGGGGTTGAGAGAAAAACAGACAGACAAGGATTTTTTCCAGTTTACAGAAATGAAATGGGGTTATCGTGCTTTGATCCGCACATTACAGAATTACAGAAGGAAACACAACTGTATTTGTATTGCGGACTTTATTACAAGATGGGCCCCACAGACAGAGAACAATACAGGTGCTTACATCAGACGGGTATGTCAGGATATGCAAGTACCTTCGGTATATGTTCCGGATATTGAGGATAAAGATACGATGTGCTCTTTGGCTGCTGCTATATCTTATGTTGAAAATGGTGTCCCTGCCGTAATGGAGGACATTTTTAAGGGATGGGACCTGCTATGAAACAGAGAGTCTATATATGGATTGTGGTAGGGATAGCATTGCTATTGCTGTTTGGATCATGCCGGAGCATAAGGTATGTCCCAGTAGAAACTATAAGGACTGACAGTCTTTATCTTACCGTACACGAACGTGATTCCATTCACATTAAGGATTCTGTCTATATAAGGGAGAAAGGCGATTCAGTGTTTGTTGACAAGTGGCATATAGTCTACCGTGACAGGATGATTCGCGATACAGCCTATATAGAGAAGGAGAAAGAGTTAGAAGTCCCCTACCCTGTGGAGAAGGAATTAACATGGTGGCAGAAGACGAAATTAGAACTAGGAGAGTTTTCAATAGGTATTATATTAATATTACTAATCGTAGTCATTTGGCTGGTAAAGAAGAAGGGAGGTGCAAGATGAAATAGTAACCAGAATGCCACAGGTAGAAGCGTGGCACATAATAGAAAAACTCATTTAACAAAAGTAATTCTTTCAGGGGCTTAGAATCAAAAAAAAGCCCCCAACGCTCATATTAATATTGTCACATAAAAACATGATAAAAGCATAAGACACTGCACGTTGGAGGCTAAATATCTTCAACAAAATGTCTTATGCTTTGTTCATCGATATATCTTGTTTTATGTGGCATGGCAAAGATAAGAATAAAAAATTAGAAAAAACATGTGCAAGTCAGAAATCTTTGCCAAAATAATTAATATTGTTTCAAAAGAAACAGAAGTGTCTGTAGACCAAATATTATCATCTGATAAGAATATGGAAACAGTGGATGCCCGGTATCTTCTTGTATTTTTTCTTTTCGAAAGCGGTATGTACCCTTCACAAATAGCCGCTCATATCCATAAGACTAAACGTGCTGTCAACTACATGATATCCAATTTCCATGAGAGGATGGAGAGTGGGAAAATGATGAGAATATATTGGGACGATATAAAGAATTTGTTGGGAAACAACTGATTTTCCATGAGTTATGATCTATATACTTTTGTGCACGGTCGATTTTGACCGGATACAAAATACAAATACTTATGCATAAAGTAGGAAACACTCGAAGAACTTCCTCCATATTACGTGATAATTTAGTACACGATATTTATCAAGAAGAACTTAATAAACTTGGAGAAGCTGGACGTTATGTTTCAAAAGAATATCTTTATACTCAAATACAAAAGCGTATTGGATTAAGTACAAGAAGCATTTCTTATATTATAAATCATACTCAAAAAATTGACATAAAAGTTATATATTAGATTCATAATTAATGCCAAATATTTGCATAATTGATAATATAATAAATTACATTATTGTTTTGACATGTCATGATTAAATACTATATTTGTAATATTCAAAATGATATTGTATGAAAGAAATTTGGAAAGATATTAAAGAGTATGAAGGAATATACCAAGTTAGTAATCAAGGTAGAATTAAATCTTTAGAAAGAATAGTTGCTAACAACAAAAAAGGTAAAATATATTATCGCAAAGTGAAAGAATGTATATTAACTCCAAGCCCACTTAGTGATGGGTATTTAGTAGTCAACTTGCATAAAGACTTAAAAATGAAAAATTTTAAAATTCATCGCCTTGTAGCTTTATCTTTTCTTGAAAATCCTAATGGCTATTTACAAGTAGATCATATAAATACAATAAAAAGTGATAATAGAGTCGAAAACTTACGTTGGTGTACAAGTAAACAGAATCATAATAATGGATTAACTCTTATAAATCATAAACGTGCTACATTAGATAAAATTCAAAGATTTAAAGGTAAATATATTGAAAGGCTGTCAAAGCCAGTTAGGCAGTATGATTTGAATTTGAATTTAATAAGAGAATTTTCAAGCATATCAGAAGCTGCAAAAACTTTTAATATATCTTCAACTACTATACAGCGAAACTGCAAAGGAAAACAAAGAACTGCGGGTAATTATATTTGGAAATATGCTTATTCTACGCAGAGTGAAACTTCTTCATAATAAGAAGATTTCTTCTTTTATTCGTGAAAAGTACTTTTCTATTACACGTTCCATGTTTATATTTTTGCAGTACGACTAATATTGGTCGGAACATAATATTTTTTTAATATGGATCGAACATATATTTTTGGAGAACCTTCTGGTGGAGCGGGTTCAGGCAACGGGCTGCTTGCATCCATTCTCCCCTCCCTGCAGAACAGAGGAATTGACACCGGTTATCTGATGGGACTCATGGGAGGCAACGGCAACGGTGGTTTCTTCGGTAACAATGGTGGCTTTCAGGACATCATCGCATTGATTGTGATTGCAGCCATCTTCGGTAACGGGAACTTCGGATTTGGTGGCAACAACAACCAAGGAGCGAACGAAGGAAGAGAAATGATCATGCAGACACTTAACCGAAACGGTGTCGACATTGCAGCATTAGCACAAGCTGTGAACACATCATCAGACCAAATCCTTGCCGGTATTAACTCTGTATCACAGGCTATCTGCGGTCTCGGCAACCAAATGGGCCAGAACACCAACAGTATCCTCACTGCGATCATGCAAGGTAACAACGCTCTGACATCTCAGATCTGTAGCTGTTGCTGCGACATGAAACAGCTTGTAACCACACAGGGATACGAGAACCAGCTTGCAATGTGCAACCAGACTAACACATTAGTCAACACTGCTAACCAGAACACATTGTCATTGCGTGATGGTGCGACAGCCAACACGAATGCCATCCTTGCCAAACTTGATGCTATTCAGAATCAGGCATTGCAGGACAAGATCGCATCTCTTACTGCGGAAAAGGCTACTTTGACAGCCGAAATCTCTCAGCGTAACCAGAACGCCACTATCCTGAGTGCGGTAGGACAACAGATCGCTCCTTTAGCAGCCGGATTGCAGGCATTGCAGAGCGATGTTGATGGTATAAAATGTAAATTACCTAACACTGTCCCGGTACAATACCCTAATATTGTAGGTGTGAACGTGGATACATATCGTGCTGCAGCATACGGTGCTTATGCAGGTGATGCTGTATATGGCCGTGGTGGTTACGGATGCGGTTGCAATAACTACTGGGGTTAATCCGGTGAGAAAGGAGGTAGATATGTGGCCTAACTTTTTTACAGGATTTCCGTTCCCGTTTCCCTCCCTTGGCAGAGTGAATTACAACACTCTTCCTACGGTGGCTGTAACAGTCGGTACTGAGAATGTGACTTTGGAGCTTCCTAACCATGCGTTCCGCAACAGGGATTATGTCGGAGGGTTCTATGTCAATCTTCGTCAGGCGATCCCTGCCGGCACGACTGCCACGCTGCCTATATTGATAGGGACCAACGGGGATACAAGACCGTTGTTAGCTTACAACAACGAGCCTATTACGGTTGCCAACCTTGCCGGAACCGGTATTTATGAGATTCACTACAACAAGTATACCAATGAATTGTATCTTGTTAATGGAGGATACAGACCGACAACGGCGCCGGCTTCTACAGCAGAGACCGCTTCTTTACGGAGCAAGTAATAATTAACATAGAGTTTTGTGGTGGTTTCCCAAATGGGAATAGCCACACTCCTTTAAAATCAAACCAATATGTTTCAATCACTTCGTACCAATAACCAGTTATATATACTTCATAAGGATGCTAACCCGTTTATCGAATACGGCCCGGTAGTCAGCGTTTCCGCTCCCAAGCCGAAATATCCTATGGCATCCCCTATGGGACAGTTGCCCCAAATGGAAATGGTTGTGGATGTTGTTGTATGTGTCAACGGGCAGAACACGACTTTCCAAAATCTTCCTGCCGGCATGGATATAGCCGACTTCGGACAGAACGGCAATATCGTAGTGTCATGCTCACGTGATGCGATGAATAACGAGGTCGCTTCTATGAAACAGAAAAGCATAGACATCATCAACAGCATGGATTTTCACAATTCCGTCATTGCAGGGTGTGACAAGATGCTTACGCTCTTGAACCCTGAATTTGCCGAGAAACAACGTCAGGAGCAGGAAATATCCTCTCTGAAAGGGCAAATGTCGGAAATGAGCAAGAACATGTCTGACCTTATGGAATTGAACAAACGGCTTATGGAACAGCTCGGAGTGGTTGAAACATCCAAAACAAAGAAATGATTATGGGAATGTGGGAAATATTAGAAGAAGGGCGTGACGATTACGGACGCGGCTTCGGAATGAGAGGTGACGAGGTGGAAGAAGCCTACAAGGAAGGCTGCCGCCACGGTTACGAAAAGGCCATGAGAGAGATTCATGGAGACATGGGCTTCCGTGATGGCGGAAGAAATTATTCAGGATCAGGTATGGGAGAACGCAGGTATCCCGGCTATTTCCCTGAATATCCCCGCATAGATGACATGGGAGAACGCAGACGCAGACGCGCCAACGGTGAGTTTTATTAATGGTGGAGGGGTGGAATGCCCCTCTTTTTAAACAAAGGTTATGGAACAGAGATTGGATACATACAGCAGATTCCCATCTGGCATGAGGGAATATCTGGAAGCATACGGCTTTCATTTCAGCAAGAAACTTTATGAATGGGCCGTCTCAAAAATGAAAGTGAAAGACGAAACCACGGGTAAAGAAAAAAAGTTGGAGCCGTGGAGCAAAGATGAAGTGGACGATATGCTGAAAGCGAACGGAATTACCATCGAGCACGACAAGGGTTATGACGTTGCTTATGTCGCAAACATGCTGAAAGCGGATTTCTATAAAAAATCATTGGTTGACGAGGCACATTTGTGCAAGCATATAAAATGCTACCTTGATGATATTGATGGCGATCCTTGCAGGGCGTTTGACGAGTTCTTTGCCACCTGTATAGGTAAAGGGATTCCTGTAATCTGGTCGGATGTGATATGATTGTTCAGGAGTTCTACATACCAAAATATGGGGACTGGCACGTCAAAGTGTATTATGCGGTACACACCTATTGGGCGGATCGGATCATTATGGACCTGTACCGTATAGGATGCAGGGGGGATTCCCTCAAGCGTGCGTATCGCAATCTGACTGAAGGCAGAATGAATACCGGTCTAACCTATTCGGACTACAGGAGAAGAGAAACAGTAATGGTTATCTCACTAACCTCCACTCCCGAAGAGTTTCAAAATTCGTGGGATCACGAAAAAGGTCATTTGTGCCGGCATATCTCCAAGGCTTTCGGGATTGATCCCTATGGTGAGGAAGCGCAGTATCTTAGCGGATATGTGGGGCAGAAGATGTTCCCGGTAGCGAAGAAATTTTTATGTGAACATTGTAGAAAGGGACTGGAAAAATAATAATCGAACAGAAGCGTTCTTTGACTTGTTGGAATTACCGTTAAATTAAAAGTGTTAATAGCTATCTTTGATATTGTCATATTGATATAATTACCTATATTTGCACCATATAGGAGTGCTGGTATGTACAACAGCATCCCTTTCACTATAATAAGGAATTTACAGGGACATCGTAATTAGAGAGCCTTCTGTAAATATTGGTATTATTTTCTTGTACTATGAATAAAGTAATTAATATTCCAAATGCGGATAGAGATGAACGAATAGGTAGTGTTTTCAACCATTTATTTTCTGTCATTTTTGCGAATGAACAAATAAGGGATAATGATGTTCCTGTTTGGGATTTTTCAAATACCTCTTTTTTTCATCCATTCTTTTTGTTCCCATTTGCCATATATAAAAGCAAATGTAAGAACGTACAGTGTAAAAATGTGGTTGGATATATGAGAAACTATTTAGAATGTGTTAAGTTCTTTGATATGCTGACAATAAAAGATGACATGGACCTAAATAGTGCGTTGAAAGAATATTTAGGGAAAAGTTATATCCCTATATGTCGCTTTAGTCGATTGAATAAGAATATAGATTCAATGCAGACCATTATTCAAGGAGTTATTGAAAAACAGAAAAATTTAGATTTAAAACTTAAAACTCCACTTTCGTATTTGATTAGTGAATTAATTTGCAATATAAATCAACATTCTGATAGTGATTATGGTTATATATATACGCAATATCTGAAACGTGAGAATTGTTTGGATATATGCATAGCTGATGATGGAATAACAATTTATGGAAGTTATGTCAAGTCACAAAAGATGCTTGATAAGATAGGTGACAATGAAGCTGAAGCATTGAAATATGCAAATGAAGGATATTCGACTAAAGACCTTCCTGATGCTGAAAGTAGAGGGTTTGGTATATCATCTACTAAAAGTATGATTGTGGAAGGTCTTGGAGGGGCATTCTTTATGTTGTCAGGAGGAGCATTCCATAGGCATGATGCATCTGGCGGAAGTGATTATGTAAAATTGCCTGAAACTATTAATTGGAATGGTACGATTATACTTATGAGAATACCATTGACAGTTAGTGAAGAATTTGATTATACGAAGTATATAAAATAGGAGGTATTATGAAAGAAATAATTAAGCTTCATGATCTACTAGGATCTGAAATACGCTCACGTTCTAATGCTGAAATTTTACGAGAAAAAATAGCAGAGCATAGTGGTTCTATAATTGATTTAAGCGATGTTTCTTTTATTTCGAGATCATTCGCTGATGAACTATGTATTTTAGTTGAGAAACATATTATTCAATTACGCAATGCCAGTGGTGTTGTGCAGAATATGCTATCTGTTGTTTCTGAAAGTAGGAAGAAAAAAAGAGTTAGAAAGACTGATGATACCAAAATAAAAGAATTTGATGATATGGAAAGTTTGACATCTTTTCTGGCTACAATTTGATAAGAATGTATTTCTAGGCATATCAATTGAAAATAAATCAAAGCGGTAATTCCCAACGGGTTTTACCGCTTTTTTTATGTTAACAGAATATGGAAGAAGATAAGTTGAACATATTGCTTGAGCAGGCTGATGATGTGCCTCACTGGTATTTCTGCCGTTTACTTGCTGTGATGCGATGGAACGTATAGAGAGGTTCATTTATAGACTGATACCCTTTGTCGTGCTGGCAAGGGTGATATCGTTGTGCATTTAGGTTGTTTCCTTGTTTTTAATCTAATTTTTTTCTTTATCTTTGCAATAAATATAGTCCCCGATATTAAAAAACGGGGACTAAAACAGGGGCTATATAAAGAGATCTATTAATTTCAAATAAATTAAAAAAAGTGACGTCAAGTATGTACAACGCAGATATTGGTATATATTAAACTATAAAAATATCTAAAATTGTTCTCGCATGCTCCACTTTTTAATGAGAAAATGAAGG